GTTTATCTTGCTTTTCAGTCTTTTAATTTCTGCTTTAATGTCTTTTTCGTTCATAATATGTTCGTAGTCTTGGTTTATAAAGTCTTCGTAGTCTTCGCCTACATTTATTCGTATTTGATTCTTACAATACTTAAGCGTTTGAAATATACTACTTGTGCTTATTCGTGTTTCGTCTGAAAGTTTGCGAATAGACCATCCCGTTTTCCAATACAAAGTAAATAAGTCACGATCATACCAATGCCACGTTTTAACTTCTTCACCTATAAGTTGTATTAAACCTGTGTAAGCTTCTGTCTCTTCTATGTAGTCGTATTCTACTCCTAAGTTATACACTTCTTCTATATTAACTTTGTTTAGCTTGTTTTGTTGTTTACGATAATCGTGTACTAAATTGTAAAGCACACATCTTATGTAGTATTTATTTACAGTTCCGTTTTCCTGTAGTATGCGTTCCGGTGAACAATACTTACTAATCTTAATGTACATTTCCTGTACTATGTCTTCTGCTAAGTCGTCAACTCCTAAACTCTTTACGATGCGTAAATAGTCTTCGTGATGTTCTGCAACTTTACTAAGCCATTTCATTGATTAGTATTTAAACAAATGTAGTGATTATTTTCTAATAGTGTATAGACGTAGTTTTAAACGAAACGTTGTGAATAAAAAAAGCACCCATTTCTGAGTGCTTAACTAATCTAAACTAACCTAATCTAAAAAGGTAAATCGCTACTTGGTAAGTCTTGCGGCATATTTTGTTTTGGTGCTTCTGCTTCTGCTTGGTAAGGTTCTGAAAACTTTAAGCTAAAATACTTCTTGCCGTTCTGTGATTCGTTTAACCATACTGCAACGTCTTTGGCTTTGCCGTCTATCATTGCTTTGCCTTTGTAGTCCGGGTGTTGTTCCGTCTTTTTGTAGTCGTTCTTAAAAATTGCACCTGTGTTGTCTTTCTGTTCCATTTACTTTATGGTTTTACTTAAAATGTATGCGCTTAACGTCTTTCGTGTGCGCCTTGCTTTTTCTGTTAAAAGCTTCTTTTGTTTGTCTGTTACTCTTATGTGAATAACGCTAGTCTTTCGTGTTTTCGTTGTCTGCATTGTATTCGTTTAGTTCTTTAATAATTAGATCAACACCTCTATAACTATTTATCTTTCTGCTTTTGATAAGCATAACAGTTTCATCTATTGCAGCTTTGTCGCCTATAACGTAGCCAAGTTTGCTAAGAAGTTGTTTAGCGTGTTGTTCTTGTTTCTGTAGTTCCCTGTAATATTGAAATATTTGATTGTCCATAAACTTAATTTAATTTTTTATACTGTTTTATTCGTTTTTCCAACGTTGAAAACTTTATTTTTTTTGGTATTACATATTTATTATTGTGCAAAGCTTTGTACCAACTTGCTAAATCAGACCACCAATTTTTGCTATACATAAATCTTGAACCGTCTTCTAATGTATGGTACTGTATAGCATAAAATAACATTATGTCTGTAGGTTCGGGTTTATAATATCCTTTATCTTCTTCGATATATCTAAAACCAAAAGAATATTCTAATTTATAAAATAATAAAGGCAAAAAATCTTCGTAATGTATATGAGTTTCTTTATAATCTGTCAAGAAATCAATTAAATTATCAACTTCTATATAGTCTTTATGACTTGTATTTTTAAACCTCATTGTATTAAAGTGTTATAATATACACGACATTCTTCTATTCTGTCGTAGATTGACTGTACTACTTGTTCGTCATATTCTACTACAAAAGTTTTAATTCGTTTTTCTGCAGGTATGTTGTCGAAGTTGTGCTGCGCTTCAACGTGTTCACGAAGTTCATCACTTTCATCTATTAAGTGTTCTTTCCAATGTGCACGTCTTACTTCGTCTTCTACCATAAGTGTAGGTGTGTTTACTAAGCAATAACATAAGTAAGCTTTAGTCTTCTGAGTAAGTGCTAAATAACCTTGAAGCTGAAAATAATAATCACGATTAGGTATGTCT